AGGTCTTCACAACTCTTTTAACATCCAGCACCAGTATGAGACCGATGAGGTTTATATGTTGGAGATATGGATGAAAGAGTCTGAAGAAGACAAGAGTAAAATGTACGGTTTCGATTTACCAGTCGGAACTGTATTTGCTAAAGCATATGTCAAGTCAGAAGCAATTCGTGATGAGATTAAAGCTAGCGGCCTTAATGGTTTTTCTATTGAGGTTAAAAATTTTGATATGGTAGAACAAAAATTCGAAAGTAATATGGATTTCAAATTCGCTGTTGAGCTTGGTGAGCGTCTCTCAAACCTAGAGGCTAGCATTAACAAGCAAAACGAAACAATCGCAACCTTAATGGAACTTTGGGCTGAGTCGCAAGAGCAGTTCAACGAAGTAGTTGAGGCCAATGAAGAGCCTGCTGTAGAGCCCGCCGTAGAGGTAGCTGAAGAGCAAAACGTAGAACTCTCCGAAGAGCCTGTTGAGGCTGTTGAGGAAGTAGTTGTAGAACCTGTTGTAGAAGTACAACTAGAAGAGGTAGAGGATGCCTCTGTCGAAGAAGCCGAATTGACTTTGTCTGCTGAACAAGCTGGCGAAGAAGAGGAAGCACCAGTCGTTGATAAGACGATTAAATTCGAACGAATCACCTCTGATAAAATCAAGATGATTGACAAGTTCTTTGGCAAGCGTCTTTATTAATTTGTATATTACTTAAATTCAAAAATAAAATGGCAATATCAGTTGCAACTTTAGATTGGGGCAACCGCACCCCCGACCTCTTTATCGATTCAATGGTAAAGAGTGCCAAAGTGTTGGACCGATTCCGTCTTGTTGACGGTGTCAAATCAAAAGTACAAGTCCCCATCTTCGATGCGAGCTTGACCTTTGGTAATGACTTGTGTGATTTCACTGCCGCTAGTTCTGCATCTATCGATGAGAAAGAGATGACTGTTGAGACCTACAAGTGGGCTTTCTTGAACTGCAAAGACGTTCTTGAATCTACCTACCGCTCTGTGCTTCTTAAGCAAGGCCAACACAACGAAGAGACTATGGACTCTCAGTTCAAAGACTGGGTTTTCGATTACTTCGCTAAGTTGTCTGCTCAGAAGGCTCTTGAGCTTGCTGCCACTACTCTAGCTACCGAGCTTTCTGCCGATGCTACTGTTCTTGACTACGACACAAACGCTGCTTTCACTGCTGCTAACATCCTCGACAAAATGGAAGGTGCTTACCAAGTTATGAGCGCTGATATGTTGTCTGCTGTTTATGGTGATGCTGACCGTCAATTGAAGCCAGCTTTCTTTATGGGAACTGCCGCTATTCAATGTTACCAAATCGCTATCGCTGGTTTGTACACTACCACTGCTCAAGGTGTTGTTGAAGGAAACATTCCTGCCTACTACGGTATGGAGGTTATCCACTTCCCTTCACTTGCTGCTGGTTCATTCTTCATCTCTGCTCCTGAGAACATCGTTATGTTGACCGACAACTACAGTGACGTTCGCGCTATCGATATGAAGTACGAAGCAGAATTGTCTAGCGACAAAATCTGGGGACAGTTTAAGCTTGGCTTCTCTTACCTGAAAGGTGAGGAAATCGTCTACGCTAAGAATTTCGCATAATAAATAATCGAGGGGGGCGAAAGCCCCCTCTCACTTAAAAAAATATAATAAAATGGGATGTGCTGTTGATTTTTCCGGACTTACTCTTTCTTACGCTTGTGGGACTGTTTCTTCCGGTGGTTTAAAAACTATTATTCTTGCTGACCTCGCTCAATTAAAAGAGGATGGCGCTATTACTGTTGCTGCTGGTGGTGCTGTCACTATCGGTGGAACTGGGCTTGTTACCTCTGGAGTTGATATCCTTACCCTAGGATTCAACAACAAAGATGCTTTTTCTAACTTTACTGACGTTAAGACTGTAAATGCTGATGGTTCTGCTTCTGTAGTTCCTACTATTCAGGTTGAGTTCTTGCGTATGGATGCTGCAAAGCGTACTACTCTGGAGGAGATTGCTACCCCAGGAGCTGAAATCGTTGCTTTCGTTGAAACTGCTGCCGGAACTTACCATATGGTAGGCTACGACTTCGGACTATACGCTGGTACTGTTGATGGTGCTTCTGGTGCTTCTCGTACTGACAAGAACCGCTACCAGATTACGCTTATCGGTGAAGAGAATGTACTTGCTTACACTCTTGACTCTGCTAACTGGGCTAAGGTTACTGCCTAATAAGTTTAACCCTTCATTGGGGAAAGGGAGGGGTTTCCCCTCCCTTTTTTTATTACCTTTACTTTATGAAATTTATTTTAAACGGACAAAACAACGAGCTATCATTTGTAAAAGCTCCTGCTATGTCAAACACCCCACTCACCATTAAGCTCACTAAGATTGTCGGTGGTCAGGAATATGTCTTTGACAACCTATACGACAAGTATGATTTTGACGTGGCTAAAGACTTTATTGGTCTTGACCTTGATATCTCACCACAAGAGATTGCAGGCGGGGAGTATAAGCTCGAAATTTATGACGACATCCGGGCATACGGAAATTACATTTGTTTAGTAGAAGACTACACTTTTGAGAACTCTGATAGTAACGATGACATATTTTCCAGTACAGTTAAGATAAGTAACTTGTAAATTATATTAAAATGAGCGTTTTCACTAAGGTTGTTGATTTTTTTGCTTCCAACACTTTTGTTGTTGCGAAGGACAGCAACATTGCCACAAACCCACTCGAAAAGTCAATTGAAAGCCTAGACAATCGCTATGCGGTAGGCAATACAATCGCTGGCGACTACATCAAGTTTGGTTATGGTGATGACTTCCCCATCCTCTTGCAACGTATGTACAATCAATCACCAGTTCACGCTGGGATTGTTACCAAGAAAGCAAAGATGGTTGCTGGAAACGGCCTAGATAGCTCTGTAGATGAAGCGTTCAAAGCTCCTATCAAAAGGGCAGAGATAAAGGCTTTCCTCGCTAACTGCGCTGGTAAGTCTCAAGGTCTGTACGAGCAGATAGTACACGCTGCGTTTCAGCAGGAGCTTAATGGTGCTTTTGCGTTTTACATTAAGTGGAACAAAGAACACAACAAGTTAATTGAGTTCAAGTCTCTTGATATTAAGGGTATCCGTATTGCGGAGCCAGACGAAAACGGTCGTATAACTCACTACATTTTAAGACGTAAGTTTGGTAAGGGAGATGTGTCTATGCAACACAACCAACCAAAAAAGATTGCTGCCTTTGATAAGTTCGGAAAGGAACACGAGCAGGTCCTTTATGTCAAAAATCCATACAGCAACAATCACTATTACGGTGTTCCGAACTACATTTCAGCGTTCCATTTTATCAGTGCGGACTACGAATTTGGTAAGCACATACGCAACTCCGCTGCCAACGGCTTTACTCCAAAAGTTCTCGCAACGTTCGTTGGACGTAATATGTCTAATGACCAAAAGAGACTAGAGTTTGATAAGTTCAAGGCATCATTCGTGGGCTCTGAGTCAGAGACGGTTATTGCCTCTTGGGTAAAGAGCAAAGAAGACGCTCCAATATTTACTCCTCTTGACGTAAGCAACTTAGACAAGACCATTGATATCCTTAGCCGTCTTAATGATGCTAAGATTCTCACTGCCCACAACGTAACCTCACCAACTCTATTTGGTGTTATGGTTGCTGGTAAGCTTGGTGGTACTGGTAACGAACTCGTTAGCGCATATCAGATTTTCCGAGCTACGGAGACACTGCCTAACCGGGCAAACATTATGGACTCTATGAATAGGGTTCTTAATACCGTTGGTTATGACAAGATTAACTTGTCGATTATCGAAGAGCCTATAAACCTTGAATCGATTAAGGGGGCAAACACTAACGACATTCCTTCTGAGCAATGAGCATTGTAAAAGTTATCTTTATTGACGACAACTACGTCTATCAAAACTATCCTCTGCCCAAGAAGTTAGACCGTTCTTCTTTGCTGTCTCTTATTATGTTGGAGCAGGTTACCTCTATTCAGGACTTG